TCTTACTATCGCAGGGCAGACCCGTCCTGATTCAGTAGTATTCGCTTGGGACTCCCGGCAATCCAAACGCCGGGAGATCTGCCCTTCCTACAAAAACCGTAAACATCGGAGCGATCCTGTAGAAGCAGAGGAGATGCGAGATGTATTCAAGCAATTCCGCACTCTCAGGAAGGAAGTAATTCCTAATATTGGCTTCGATGATATCTTCAAATTCCGGGGCCTCGAGGCTGATGATATCATAGCCCAGATGGTAATGGATGAACGGTACAAGGATCATGAGTTCACTGTAGTCACTGGCGATGACGATCTTCTTCAGCTCCTCGACTACTGTCGGATCTACCACCCTATGAAATTGGAATGGAAGGACCGGGATTGGTTTATCAAGTCCTATGGCATCGTCCCGCAGAAATGGACTATGGTCAAGCAAATGGCCGGTTGTACATCAGACAACGTAAAAGGGATCTCCGGGGTAGGTGAGAAGAAAGCGATCCAGTACCTGACCGGGAAGATGAGCCCTAACTCCAAGATATACAGTCGTATTGAATCTAAGGAAAGTCAGTTTATTATCAATCGCAACAAAGAGTTGGTTTGCCTTCCTTTCAAAGGAACGCCCAAAGTAGACCTGAGCGAATCAGAGGTACGAGTCCATATGCGGAGACTGAGAAGGATCTGTAAGGAATTAGGAATACGAACGCTAATCAGTCCTGATAAGCATGATGAATGGGAAGCTTATCTAAACGGAGAATGATATGATAATGCCTTGGGGAAAATACAAAGGACAGGATCTTGAAAAGGTTCCGTCTGGGTATCTTCGGTGGTTGTCGCTTAATTGTGAGGATGACGAGATTGCCACCGCTGCTGATGAAGAATACAGGTGGCGCACCGATATGAATGCGCACTTCAGCGATTAGGAGGATAGGCCACCAATGTGGGAGTTATATTATTATTTTTGGAAAGCATGGGCAAGGCGGAAGAAGTTTAAATGTATTGAATTCTATCTCTACCGTACCGCCATGTGGGTTCTGACCGCTAAAAAGCACTTCAATAGGAGAAATTATCCTATGATGCGACAAGCTGTTTGGTGCGCGTTTACTCCAAGCGGTTTATGGAGATTATAAAATGGCTTCTAATAAAGGTCCAAACTTCGAGAGATTGATACCAAGGGAACTGTCCCTTTGGTGGAGCGGGGGGAAGAGAGATGACATATTCTGGAGAGTCAAAGGATCCGGCGGTCGGGCCAAGACCCGACTCCGGACCAAAAAAGTCACAACATACGGCCAACATGGGGATATCAAAGCTGAAGACCCAATTGGAGCTCCTCTCCTTACAGTTATCACTCTTGAGCTCAAGAACGGATATGGCCAGTGGAGCTTTCTCGACGTTCTCGACCATCCTCCAATGCGCAAAGGACAAAAGCATAGGACACTTCAAACCTTCGAAAGCTTTATGAATCAGGTCCAAGAGGATGCGGATGCGGTAGGGACTCACCCTGTCCTTATATGTAAGAGGGACAAAAGGCGCAAGTTCATCGTATTGCCCCTCTTGCTTTTTGCCGAGATACAAACTGGATATGGCGAGTATCAAGGTTTCACTATTACTATCGAGCGCAATGAATTCATCAAACAACCTATGATTGCGGTAGACTACGACCGCTTCTTTGGCTGGTGTCTGCCGGAGTTCTTCTTGAATTACGAGAAACGTAAAAGGTGATAAAATGACAGAAAGAAAGCCCATAGCCGCGTGGCAAAAAGAGACGCACAAGTGTGCAGTAAGCAAAGGATGGTATGATGAAGATCGAGAGGTTCCAGAGTTATTATGCCTTCTTCATTCGGAAATCTCTGAAGCACTGGAGGCGTACCGAAACAATCTGGGACACGCTGAGTTCGGAGAGGAGCTGGCCGATTTAGCTATCCGACTTTTGGACTGCTGCGAGTACTGGGGGATAGATCTCGAAGCTGAGATCGCTAAGAAACACCACTATAATTTGAACCGTCCCTACCGGCACGGTAACAAAAAGTGCTGAATTACAATCGGGGGACGTAGTAGGATTGGATTTAAATTTGAGGTTCGAGCCGGGGTTTGCAGATGATCAATACAATCGAAATAGAGAACTTCCAAAATATTCGCCACGCATCGATGGATCTGGATCCGGGGATTAACATCTTCATTGGGGAGTCGGATCAAGGGAAGTCAGCTATTGTAAAGGGCCTGTATTGGCTTTTCTTCAACCGGCCTTCGGGCGATGCGTTCGTGCGAGATGTCTCGCCAAATAAAAAAGCCTCTCGCTGTAGTTGTTCTGTTACCCTGGACAACGGTACAAAAATCGAGAGATATAAAGAGAGGAGCGAAAATGCGTACCTTATCGGCCAGAAAAAGAAGAAGGCGCTGCGGTCGGACGTACCCGAGGAAGTACTGGAAGCCCTCCCACTCTCTGAGACTAACATCCAAGCCCAATTCACCCCGTTCTTCTTGCTCTCCCTCTCCCCAGGACAACGGGCCAAGCTTCTCAACTCCGCTGTGGGACTTGATCAAATCGATCGGAGCCTGGGCTGCGTAAACTCTTTACAACGCGCTGCTGTGAAGGAAAAGAACCGGCTGGAGCAATCGGTGGAAGAAAAGAAAGAGGAGCTGAGTTCCTATGCCTGGGTAGACGAAGCAATAGAAGCAATAGATCGATTGTGCAAACTTTACGATCGGGATAGCCAGCTCGCGGAGGACCGCGATTTCTTAAGGCACGTCCTAGAGCGTATTCAAGAATTGAACGCCACCCTCGACATTGATATCAAACCTACACTAGACGCGGCGGATGATATTAGTATACTCTCCGATAAAGCGCAGGAGTTCAAGCAGCAAGAAAAAGACTATCATTACTTGAACGGTCGCGTAGATTTTTTAAGGATCCAGGAGGAAGAGCTGGAGAATGCTTTGGAAATATTAGAAGCCCAGGGAGATATCGAAAAATTAAATGAATATATCTCACGTTTCAAAAGATTGGAAACTGAATCCGACTATCTGACCAGTCTAACTGAGCGGATGGCTAGATCCGCAAAGCAATTGAAGCTCGCTCAAAGAGACAAAAAGAAGGCTGAGGAACGATATGATAATCTAATGGAAGGGTATAAACAATGCCCATTGTGCGGAAGTCATTTAAATGAAAATTGAAAGGTACGGAGTTCATAAAATAAGCGGGGAGACTTGCTTTCTGTTGGAGTTTTGGGGAGATCCCGGGATTGGCAAAAAGATCTTGGAAGCTTTTGATCGTATTATTGCTGAGTCTATTGTGCCGAAACCCGAAAAGCCTACGCCTAAATCAAATCGTAGAATACCAATTGAAGAACTTTGGGAATCCCTGATGAGGAATGATTGGACTGTGTCGCGGGTAGCTGCGGAATATGACCTCAGTCGGGGTACTATTTATAATCGAATGTCTGTTCAAGGCATAAGCCGAAACAAGGAGAAAGCCATTGCACGTTGGGGGCATGCCGGACCTTCATCTAAGAGGGACCGCACCGGCGAGACGAACAGATAAGTATTACGATACTCAATTTGAAAAGGCAGAGTTCTGCTTTGAGACTTTCGAAGACAGAGGCGTTGAAGTAGTTTGCTTTCCGGGAGATGTATTCAATAATTATGGCAGAGATCCCTATTATTTATTGGTAGACCTGCTGCAACTCCTGAGACGGTACAGCTTCGAAGTCGTAATGGTTTATGGGCAGCACGATCTCCGCTTCCATGATCTAACCGATCGCAATACTCCGGCCAGAGCCTTGACCTGTAATGAGCAGGTCACGCTTTTAGAATCCTCTCCCCATTCTATTGGCGATGCATTGTTTCACGGAGCCAGTTGGGGAGAGCCTATTCCGAAGTTCAAAAGAAAGGAGGCCTCCAATGTGTTGGTCTGTCACAAGACTATCGGCAAGGCCTGGAAGGGTCAAACCGGCTATCTCCCGGCTAAAAGATTTCTCAAAGGGAATCCTTTTGATCTTATCATTTCCGGCGATAATCATGCTAGTTTTCATACGGTGGATGGTTCTGGGCGTTGTCTTGTTAATAGCGGTTCTTTGTGTAGGATGGAAAAGGACCAGGCCGACCATAAACCGAATTGTTCGATCTTCAATACAAAATCTAAAGAACTTGAGATCATAAAAATTCCAGTTCAGCCCTTTGAAGAAATAATGGATTTGTCCTCGGAGCCTGAACCGAAGGCAGCCGAGTACAGTGAGAAATATCTGGCCTCTTTCGTAAAGGGGCTTGAAGAAAAGATGGGGAGCAGTAATAAATCCGCGTACCGGAACGCATTGGACTTGTTGTTCCCATCCATTAACCCTAGCGCGCAAAATATTATAAAGGAGTGTTGTAATGGTTGACAATGCGTTGGAAGAACTTATGGAAGAAGCTGAAGGCCTTGTTCGCCGGATAGAGAAGGCCAAGATTGAAGAGGCGAAAGTACGCGGTAAAATTGAGGAAGCCAAGGAAGCAATGGTGGAACGGTTTGGCGTGGAAAAAACCAAAGATGCTAAGAAGAAGCTAGAGGAAATCGAGGAAGAAATGGACAAGGTCGGAGAGGAAATGAGAGCGCTCCGAGAAGGCATCAAGGATAAGTACGGGATATGAACGAAGCAGAGGATCTGACAAAGCTCCAAGAAACAATACACAAACGAGTAGCCACGCGAGATTACATCGCGCAGGACCTGAAGCGGCTGAAGCTCAAACTCCGCGCCCAGAAGCGTTACCTGGAAGACGTAGAAGAGGCGCGGGGGGTAATGCAGATGGCGGCGGAGATGGCGCAACGGCATTTGGAGTTCCATATTGCCAATCTAGTGTCCTCAGCATTGTACGCAGTATTTCCAGATCCGTACAAGTTCGTGGTTCGGTTCGTCTCCAGGCGAAACACTACCGAGTGCGATATGTTCTTCGAGAAAAACGGGATTGAGATGGAGCCTGAGTTCGCCTCCGGGGGAGGTCCACTAGATGTCGCTTCCTTCGCCTCCCGAATAAGCCAATTGACCTTGGAAGAGGTTATGCCCTTAGTAATCCTGGATGAGCCTTTTAAAAACCTTAGCAAGAACCTGATAGAAAATGCGTGCGCTATGTTAAATGCTCTGAAAGAAAAGTTGGGGATTCAATTTATTATAGTAACGCATGTACCGGAACTGGTCAAGGCCGGTGATGCCGTCTTTCAGGTCCACAATGGAGAGGTGCGATCATGGCAGGAATCCACGAAATCTTAGCGCAGGACAATTTCTATGTAGACGAGACGCATCCGAGAAAATCCTGTACTTTATACAACGAGCATATCGTCTGCCATCCTGACGATCTTGATTTGGTAAGGGAAGGCTTGAGGGCGTTCTTTACCGCTCAAGATGTTCAGAAATGCACTGGCAAGAAGTTCTGGTTCCAACCGGCTGGAACAAAATCTAGGAGGACTAAAAAATGAGCTTGCCAGATCCTAATCGCATGCCCTGTATTAGCGTAGATCGGCCTTGTGATATCCATCGTATAGAATGCGAAGTTAGAGGCTTAAAGGAAGTACCAGAAGCTGCCAAGTGCCGCTATTGGGAAACTGGATGCACTGAAGAATGCTGCCGTAGGGCAAATAGAAACCGCGAGGTATGCAACCTGGAGTATTGGGAGAATAGACGGTACGGGGAGAGTCTCTGGCCCATACCATAAGGAGGACTAAATGATCGCTTTTGATTTAGATGGAGTTTTGGTTGATCTCATGCCCATCATAAAAGATGAGATTGAGAAAGCTGGGGACCAGATTCTCCCTGGAGACCAATATCATGTGACTACCTATAATGGTATGAGTAATAGGGACTTTTGGGAGTGCGTTGCTAAAGCATATAAGAGGCCCAAAGATATTTGCCCGCGTACCGGAGCGCAAGAATTGTTAGAGGTAGTTCACGAAACCACAAACCGTCCTATTGACATTGTGACAGCGCGGCCTTCTTGGTCAGCAACAGAAACCTACCTCTCGTTGGAAGAGATTTTCAAAGTACCACTCCGCATTGTATTTGCAAAGGGCGGATCGAAAGAGAAGTGGCGCTATCTGAACGGTTATCATTTTTTCGTAGAGGACCGGCGCAGGACTGCTTGCGAATTAGGATCCCACCGAATAACTACGTTTTTATTGGACGCGCCCTACAACCAAATGGCCGATCCGCCACATGTAGTGCGGATATACAGCCTCAATCAGTTGACCTCGCTGATTATGGCAGAAGTGATAGACATCAAGGAAGGAGCGCTGGCTTATGAAAGACAGTGGATCGAGACAAGAGTTTGAAACAGGAGCGGTTCGGGACACGGCGGAGGGCAAACCGCGACCGGATTTAATATCACCCTACGCCAATCTCCGCGAAGGCCGATGGCTCCAAAAAGGCGCAGAGAAGTATGATGAACGCAATTGGGAGAAAGGAATACCAATCTCCCGATGCATTGCTTCTCTGGAACGGCACTTATTAGCCTACAAGCAGGGCTTAACCGACGAAGATCATATGGCAGCGATCCGATGTAATGCGGGGTTCATTCTTCATTTCGAAGAGCTCATAGACCGGGGAATCATCCCACCTGAATTAGACGACATGCCGCACTATGAAGAGCCGCCGAACTAAGAACGTCAAACGCTTTTGCCGCCGATGCGGCAAGTGTTGCAACCCCAACTACTTTTATTGCAAGTACTGCCACCCCATTGTATCCAATGAGTGTGGCGGCGAAGCAGAAGCCGTATTTCATGGAAATACTGTTAAAGAAAATCTACTCTCAGAATCTCCGTTACCGGAGGACCGCTTCAAGGAGGAACTCTAATGGGACACAGAAAAGTGAAACTAGGTTTGCTGGAGAACGGGTCAATTATGATCGGGACGTTAACAAAAGGGGAACTGACCGATGCCTTCCGTTTGGTAGCGAAACCGTCTGAGAAACCAGGCGACTTTGCTATCGAGTTTATAAACCCGTTCGTTCCTTACAATGGGAAGATGAATTCAGCTCTGGACCGGATGGGAACCCGGGCTTTTATTGCTTTTTCGTCTGCCAGTGAGAACATTGAGGCAAAATATTTAGAACTGGTGACTGGCGTAACCTTGCCGCAACGCAAAAATGCGCGGGGCGGCAAAATAGTCTCGGCCAATATTATTGACGGGGTCAATTTTAAAGATGGGAAGTAAACCAACCATTACTGTAATCTCCTTTCTATGGGGAGGGTGGTATGGCCTGAAAAAAGAGTACCTGTCCGCTCTGGAAAAAGGCATCCGCTCCCATACCACTTTTCCCCTTAGATTTGTGTGCCTTTCTCCTGATGAAAAGGGACCTATCGGCTCCTGGGAATTCTTGCCTTTAAAAGCTCCTAGCGAAAAACAGAACCTAAAGAAGTTAGGATTATACAATCCCGCCAACGGATTCCACGGGAGGCTGTTCGTTGTAGACCTAGATGTTATAATCGTTGGATCGCTGGACGATCTCTTCTCCTTAGATGGAGAATTTTATGTCAAAGCGGAACATACCCCTTATTTAAGAGGGACTTTAGTGCCAGACGGCGACATATACCTTCAAAACGTAAATAAAGCCACCTGGGATAAAGTCTGGAATTTTATAAACAGAAATATTGGAGCAATACAAGCGAATACACGAGGCCGAGAGCGAAAGTTCTATCAACGATATGCTGAATTGTTCTGGAACGTGACTTTCCTTCAGGCAGTATGCCCAGGCCGGATCTTCTCCTACAAAAGGGACAAGATTTATAGAACAAAGGAGATACCGGAGGGGGCCAGCTTAATAAGCTTCCACGGGCGAAAGGCTAAACCGCACTACCACAATTGGATAATGGAAAGGTATTGGTATGAAAATCACATTGATAACAGGGGCTCCTAGATCTGGAACCAGCATGATTGCTGGGATAATTGCTAAGTGCGGAGCTTTCGGCGGCAAGACCAGTCCACCCAATCCTAATAATCAAAAGGGCATGTTTGAAAACATGTATATTCGCAATCAGCTGGTCAAGCCCTTTTTGAAGAATCTAGGAGTGGACCCTTTGGGCCAGTTTCCTCTACCGAATCCGAGGCGCTTCATCCCCAAAAACAAATATGCCAAACCCATGCTACAAGGAAGGGAACTGCGGCGGCAAGTACTAACGACCTTCCACAATGAAGGGTGGGATCGGAAAGCTCCCTTGTATTATAAGGGACCCAAGATGTGCATCATGTGGCCCTTTTGGGTATTCTCTTTTCCAGAAGCTAAATGGCTATTGGTTCACCGGGATATTGATCAAATAGCAGCCTCTTGTAAACGGACTCCTTTTATGAAAGCCTATGAGAGCGCGCATGAGTGGAAATGGTTCGCTGAAAAATACAGGGAGTATATGGGCAAAATAAAAGAATACATACCGGAAGACAGATGGCGCGAAGTATGGAGCAACAAAGTGATTGAAGACTATACTCTAATGAAACCTATGATCGATTGGCTCGGGCTCGAGTGGAAAGAAGATGAGGTGAGAGAATTCATCGATCCCGCTTTGTATAATCAAGGGCGTAGTTAAACCCAACATACTTTCCATCTATGTAGCCCCACCTATCGTGCTTCCCAGTGACCTGATAACGACCCCGGATATCCAAATGAAATCCGGGGTTGTTCCATTGTGGATAGATCCCCAATCCAATAAAACCAGACAGCTGTAGTCTGTCCAATATTTGTAACATTTTGATTACCTGAGAATAGAAGGAGAGATCTTCCTCAATATGGAAGTCGGAGGCCTCCCCGGTATAGTGGTAGGAGGCCTCCGAATGGCCAGAGGTAGCGAACCCGGCATGGATCTTGAAAGGATAGTTGTAAACGCGGCGAATGCTTTCTAAAGTGAACAGCTGAGCGCCGCTCATTTTGTCCGGATCACCCCAAGCTTCTCCCGGAGAGAAGTGCTTAATTAGTTCCCAGATCACTGTCCGGGACCTCATCAGGAAACGCGATGCTGCGGGAAGGAGGACTGTTCATTTTCATAAACTGACTTACATTTCCCATGAACTTTGATATATTCCTCATAAATGTTTCTATTTTTTCCAGCCTACGGCTTAAATCAGTTTGACATTCCCGGCGACAGGCTTCGCAGTGCTTGGTATGATTTGTGACTGACTCTTTGAGGCTCTTAATTTGTTCGTCTTCGTATGCCAACATAGCAGAAGCTTTGCCCCATATGAAAGCAACACCTGCTACTGTAATAATAAAATTGATCACGAGTGCGATCACGTACCAATTTACAGTGATCACATTTGGCTCCATAGGGGCCTCCTCTTAAGTTATGTTTCCAAGGTTCTCCACATAAAACTTGACCTCTTTCTTCAAAGGCAAATCATTTCCATAGGTGGAATTGTAGGTGCCTGAGAAAGTGATCACCCTAGCCACATGGTACTCAGTTTCGCCCGACTGTATGGCGAGGTCATCGCCAGATAATACTACACATTCAGTAGTTGAAATTGGAGCGGCGGCATCTACAGCTTCTCTGCTATTGATGACGGTACCACTCATATCAGTCAGGGTCCACGATAGGGTTTCAGGAGCAACAGCAGAACCAGCCTCATCAGTGAAGGATCCACAAATCACCCCCGTTCCCTTTTCTTTCAATACCGTAGTAGAGATTTCCATAATCTCACCTATTACGAGTTACTGGCGATGAACGTATACTGAACTTCCAACGTATCACCTTCGTCCAAACCGGTCTTGTCGCCGCCAGAAAACGCCCCACCACAAAGCAACACACCAGTGGAACCCGTATCTACGCTAGCAAGAAAAGCACCGCCAACGGTTTCGTCAGAGCCCCCGGAGGCAATGGTAAACTCGGCTTTGCTTGCGGAGTTGTCCATCTGAGGAGCTGCAGGGGAAGTCACATCAATCACTTCCAGAAACTCTTTTCGTGTGCCGTCATAGGTAGTAAACTCTGGCAGATCTGCAATCCCATCGGTCGCTGAAACTGAACCGCCCGAGTTCAATAAACCAATAAACCAGGGCGCGCTGTTGCTTTCCCCACTACTCTCAGTGCCGTAAAATATCCTTTGCAGGATATGAGAGAGGCCTTCATTCACAACCATGTTATCGAATTCTTCCCTCCACTTTACGTTGCCGTGTTTGTCTTTGCACGTCATTGTAAAGAACCCGCCAACCGCCAACTTCGTTGAATTCATAGTACATTCCTCCTTTTTACTTGACTTCTACTGAAGCTCCAGCCTGTTTTATTTCCGCAGTAACCCCAACTTGTTTTACAGTTGCAGTCACATTGCTCTGAGATATAGTAACTGTCATTGTTACTTTCCCAACCGGGACGCGGAATGTTTCCTGAGACCAATCATAAAACTCTACACCGTCTTCTACATATACAGAATAATCCGCGAGTCCCCAAGCAGTGTCTGATACTACTATATTATCGATTATTGAAGCCCGAAAGACAAGAGAAAGTATCTCCCGTTCCTCACTAAACTCAACGTGATCGATCACACTAACAGTTTCTATATTTTTCCAAGCCCTGGCAATATCCTGAAATTGTACCCCATCTTCCACTAAAGCTAACAAACCAGTGATCACAACTTCGATAGGATCCTGGAAGTATGCTGTTTCTAGAATCTGCGCGATAGCTGCTTTGGAAGCTTGGGGGGTGTCCGAGAAGTAAACGGTTTCCGACATCAGCGCGGTAAGCAATGGCAGGTATACTGTATCATTGAAGTAAACAGTATCTCTTACCTCCACACTTGCGACTAGACTGGGCTGAACGGTCGTGCTTATATAAACTGTTTCCTCATTCAAAGCTTGTTTTACAATATTATGAGGAGACAAACTATCACTCACATAGACTGTATCTGTTACTGAAACTATAGTAGAAGCAATCCTGCTCGATTCATCCGAGAAGCAGACAGTGTCTTCCACTGTCTCCAACCACTTGTTCCAGGCATACGTCCAGGACAGCCAGAACACTACCCGATCTCTGACCATCCCAACCAGCGCCCCCGATCGATCTTGAAGCGTGGTAAGGTATAGTATCTCTTCTATAGAACTCGTAGCATCTTTACGAGGATAAGGAATCGAATCAGACACAGCGAGAGCGTCTTCCATTTCTGAACTGGCTCTAACTGCAGGCACTGGGTCTTGCGCAGTCACATAAACCGTATCAGAAATAGCGGCTGGAATCGTATAAGTCGCTAGTGCGTTCTCATTCAGGTACAGGTAGTCCTCTATTTCTAAATGAACAACTGTCCTGGGCTGAAGCGCCTCCGATAAATATAAAGTCTGAGCGATTGAGGCCCTAGCTACTCGCGCCGGATCGGGACGTAGATCATTGAAGTAAACTGAATCGGACAAGGAGCCCTGAACAAGCAGTCCTACCAAAGGATTTCCATCGCTGAAATAGACCGTTTCGCCAATGGAGGACCTACCTACTGCCCTGGGCGCTAGAACTGTTGAGAAGTACGCTGTTTCCACCCGAGATGGGTGCAAAGTACTAAAGCCATGTAATGCCTCGGACAAATACAAAGTATCTGTGATAACAACAGCTGCGGAACGCACAGGGTCCGCGCGCATCTCACTAAAGTACACTGTTTCGGTAGCAGAGGGGCGTACTGTCGCAATTACTGCAGGAGTCCCATCGTCAAAATAAACAGTTTCAGAAACAGAAGGACGAACCGCAGCAATGACACTAGGACTCCCATCGTTGAAATAGACTGTTTCAGAAATCCTACCAGCTACGATCGGGATCTCTTCCCAACGATCAATCCTCCATACCACTTTATCCTCGTATGAGACTACAGTGACTCCATCCCCTGTAGGCCCATTTGTTATTCCAGTGTGGTATTGAATGGGAGTTCTGGGACTGGACAAAGAGCCCTCATCAATCTCCGATTCACCTGCTGTTTTCCATTCCCCAGCTGCAACATCTACACGATCATACATATATTGAATTCTAGTGAAGGTATTCCAATCAAAAGGCTCCCACGCCCCAAAATGCCAATCTCCAGCTTCGTCGTCATCATAAAAACAACCCCTCCAACGAAGCTGCCCTCCATTGTTCTCAATCTCTACATAAGCAACCTTATCACTATTGGCATCCTTTAGAATCATTGTTTCAAAGCTACTTCCATCGGGCAAGCCGCCTGTAGGAATCAATTGCCACTTGTGGCAATAACTCAAATTGGCAGCATTCTTCTCTTGATAAGTGTAATCATCTCCCTCGCCATTAGTATAGCCAAACTTACCAACATAATCGCCCTCGGGAGCTGTAACATCGCTATTATACAGATCATGATATCGTGCCATTACATACCTACCGTATCGTCAATCCAGTAACTGTCCGCATACCAATCCATCATCAGAAAAGCGTAAGGATTCTCCCAATCTTCCTCGCCAGCAGGATCATCCCCCGGCCCCGCCGGGTCTTCAAATCCTTCATCAATCCAAACAACCGAAAGGGGATATGTTATGGTAAGTGATTGCTCTGCGCCCTCGGTTGATCCAAAGGCTTGTCCAGTTGATCCGCTGTATATCGTGCCGATCATTTCGTTCGTGTCCAAGTCAACGTCAATAATAGAATAACCGCCCGTGTAGTACCCGTCCCCCACATTGTTTTTGTGTATTATACAATAGTCGCCGGGAGCCTCCGTATATCCGCTATCGTCTCCATCCACCATCCACGAACCTGTCATGTAGGTGGCAGAATACTGACAAGGCCCGGAGTCAAGTTGATAGTAAAAATCGTCACTATGCTCGGCTTGGTCGATTGCGTGGAAGTGCCGATCCCCGACCAAATACATAAGGTTTGGGTTTGTTATCTCTGCTTGTATGTATTCTCTTGCTCCACTCCCCTTCCAATAACGATTGTACGAAGCATATGTGGCTGGATCTTCTGCCGTGAACTCGGCCCCCGTTGGTGGAGTGCTTGCGGTTGTGGAATCTCCGGTTGCCGTGACAAGCTCTTTGTCACTATATTCTGTTATGGTTTCATCTACCAAAAACTCTCCATTTGGCATACCCTCATATGAATAAGTAATATGCATCCCATAGCTGTCTTCATGTATAGCATAGTCCCAACCAGTTGCAGCAATATCATCTTCTATGCCAAGTTGAGTATCTGAGTCTTCCGAAGTTACATAAGTATAATAATACGTCTCGCCAGAATCCAACTTATTGTTATTGTTTTCATCATCAAAAACCAATACAGCGTCACCAACATCTACA